GAAACCGTTAGCTTTCCAGTGCTCAGATGCTTATGACTTACATTGTAATGATCATGGCGTCACTTGTAATAGGTGCTTACACTGCTTTGCAGTTGTACCACCCGTTTATTGGTTTGATAGGACTTGTGTTAAACAACATAAAGTTCTGGATTTGTGTGTATGTTACAATCATTCAGTGGTTGCGAGGCGCATACACATTTGGTCTAGCAGTAGTGAGCACTCTACGCAGGCCTTTTGCTCAGGAAGCCGTACGCTTGGCGTCGGTATTCCGACCGGAACCATCTGTTTGGTACAGTTGGTATTGTTTACATCGGACTTTTGTCGCCCGTGTGTTTACAGCCGGATATAAGCATTCATCATTTTTCTTGGATGAGTTGGCAATGTTTGCGAATGACCCCCTATATGTGAGGAAAGTATGTGTCTTTTATGTCACGTGGCTTGACTTATTGTTATTGGCTGTGTTGTCCGCATGTGTTATTGTTGCCTGGTATTTCACCATCCATTTAGTTCTGACCAAACTACATGTCTTTGACCCTACTGGTCGCGCTTTGTCAAGCCGTTATATCACTTGGCTAATAAGCAAAACCAAACAACCGCTCCTTCTGGTTAACACTATTCGTAAGACCTTCTCTAATACTGTATTGATTAAGAAGAAGATGCCATCCAACCACACACATCCTAACTCTGCGACTGTTCGTACACAGTCTGTTTCCACTATAGAGTTGGTGTGTCGTACATTGGGCGTCACTCCTTATTTCATTCAGCGCAGCAACGCTGATGTTAAGAATGGCAGAGTTGGTTCTCGGAGCTTTTATTGGGGTAAAGATATTGGGGTTTCAGCCGGCGTGTTTAAACCGCCTACTGATTCCGTTCTGGTAATGATCGACGTTGATATGTATTTGGATATGCCGCATATGCTGGCTAACCATGTGCATACTTACATGATTTCAACTTTCCAACCTACGGCTGTGGCTAGTGATGAAGGAGAGTACTCATTCACTTTTGATGAGGATAATTCGGTTAAGTATACAGTCTCAGGTGGGGCGGTGTATGAACACCCAGTTTGGAATTATGCAGGGGACATTTTCACAGTCTCAACTCGTGTGTGGCACGGACTTGGGGTCCGAACCACTGTTTACAATGTGGACAGGAAACAGACCGATGATCATCATCAGATCATTTGTCTCACTCCCATGCGTACTTTCATCAGCCCACTGCTTGATATCTCGTTTTTATTAGGTAGCCCCAAACTCGACAGGTTGCGCGTTTATGTCGATGGGTTTTTGAGGATGAAAGTTAAGAAGAATGATTGCACCATGGTATCTACCGCCGTGGTTGGAAGGTATGCTGCCGCTACGATAACTGTTGTTGAGGATGACACAGTTGCGGGCCATGCCAGGTTGGGTAAGACAGACATAACTATCGCAGGAGTGCGACAGGTCTTGCCCGAGATCTCTGCTGAGGAAGCATCTGTGTTGGTACAGTATCATCGCAGAGGTCTCGAATATACTCCCGACACGGTTTTTCCTGTCGAGGAGAGTGTGAACCACTACCAGTTTGACCCTAAGAGCTACGATCCAGAAGCGGCTTTAGGGGTTAAGCCATTCATGAGTCCCATTATATTGGGATGTTATGCTCCTGTTAAAGCTAAATCTAATGACCAAGCAACCGTTCAAGGTAGGGTCTTGGATGTTAAACCGTCAGATAACATTGAAATTACTGACTATGACTTAATACTGATGCAGGAGTTTACAGAAAGGCTAGTTCCCGACCGATTGGCCGGCACGGGAGTCCCATATGGAGTGGAAGAAGTGTATGAGCGTCAGCCAAGACCAACTCAGAGGCGCATTTTAGACGCTGCTTCAATGAGTACTCATATCACTGTGGACGAGGACATAAACTGCTTTCAGAAGAGTGAGTCGTATGGTGATGTTAAGGACCCAAGGAACATTTCTACAGTTCCTAAGGAGCCTAAGTTACATTATTCATCATACATGTACTCCTTTACTGATACTATCCTTAAAATCCAGCCTTGGTATGCATTTGCTATGACACCAATAGAAATAGCTGCCAGAATTGTTTTGATCTGTGCTACTGCTTTGTTTATTTATAATACAGACCTGTCACGTTTTGATGGTCGTGTTTCCAAGTATTTACGAACATTGGAGAGTATGTACATGATGCGCTGGGTGAGGAAGGACTATGCTGCTGATTTAGCTGAACTAATGGCTTCACAGCATGGGCAGCGTTCCGTGACGCGTTTTGGCGTCAAGTTTAAGACAGGCTATTCAAGGTTATCAGGGTCACCTGAAACCTCCCCGTTTAACACAATAGATGACGCCTTTATGGCGTTCAAGGCGTTGCGTTCAACGCGTGTTAATGGGGAATTTTTAACAGCCGATCAAGCATTTGAGAAGCTTGGTATATACGGTGGTGATGATGGGGTCACAGCGGATGTGGACCCAGATAGCTATGTCAAGGCTTGCGCCTCTGTTGGTCAGAAACTAGAAATAGTGGAGACTAAACGCGGGGAACTCGGAGTTACGTTCTTAAGCAGGCAATACAGTGCAGCTGTATGGTATGGATCGCCTAATTCTATGTGCGATGTACCTAGGCAATTAGCCAAGCTGCACACTACTACTAGTTTTCCTCCGACTGTCACAGCCATGCAGAAGTTGCATGAGAAGATGACTGGCTTCTATTGTTCTGATCAGAATACGCCAATCATTGGACCATACGCTAAGCTCGTGGTTGAGAAATTCGGGTTGTCCAAGACTAATTTGGGTGTTGCTGGTTACTTTTCGAAGTTCCCAGAAAACACCCAGTTCCCCAATGCTGACGATGGCAATTGGATGGTTTCACATGTTGAGAGCTCGTTACCGACCTTTGATTTCGGACTGTTTGACAGTTGGTTATCTAAGGTGCGTGTAGGTACTGCCAGTATTTTAGCTCCCCCCTTATGTGTACCCACTCCCACAAGCGTGCCGGTTGTGAAGCGCGATGTGGTCATCAATGGGGTTGTGGTCAAAGCTCCGAAGAAAGAGGAAGTCCAACAACAAGTAGATGTAGCGCCTAGCGAGTCCGTTGAAGCTAGTGGTGCGGGTAAAGATTACCAATGCCCGCACATTAAGTCAGGTTGCAAGTACGGCGACAAATGTAGTCATCTTGGCACTAAGAGTAAGTGCTATGGACCGACGTGTAAGTTCCAGCACGGTGTGGGACACTGTAGTAAGGGATTGGATTGTAAGAGAAAATCTTGCCCATACGAACACGTCAAGGCTGTCGTACCTAAGACAGTTACATTGGACACACTAGCATGTAAGAACGGGGTTGAATGCCGGAAAGAGAAGTGTAAATTCTCCCATCCATTCGGCTGGAAACCTGTTCTGTCAAAGTCCCCCGTTGGGGCCACATCTGGTGCCGTTATCGGCACTAGTGTGAGGGCTTAAATGCCTGATAGGAAAGCAAGGGACGGGGTCAACTTGGGACCCCGCCTGAATTAAACTTCCTTGCTTTCCTGAATCGTATTTCAGGGAATTTGTTTTTAGAAAAGATTATTAACCATGCAATTAGCACGCCGAAACCAACGTACCTCCATCGCTCCATATGTGGCGAGGGCAGCTGCTTCTGCAGCGACCAGGTCCGCCTCCAACGCCCTGTACAACAGCCTCCCGTCATTGGAGTCAGTCGGCAAAGGCGCGAAAAGCTTTTATGCAGGTTGGAAAGCTGGTTCGGAAGAAATCCACAAGGCTCGCAAGATGGCGGCCATCGAAAATGGTGGAATCTCCGTAAGCACAGCACCAGCCGCCGTGTCACACCGTATCGTAACGCGTCGCCCTACCGTTACTACCAAGAAAGGCCGAGGTGCCTCAACTGTGGTCACTCATCG